GGGGCTTGCCTTTGTCAACTGCTAAGCTGTACCTTTTCATCTGAGCCTCCTGTTGATGTGGTTGTGATTGAACTTTACTGGTTCATCACAAAACTACCACATTCAACTGTGAGGCTCAATTATTTTGGAACATAGTTACTAAGGAAGCTTGAGCTCTTGATCCAGCTGTTCCGGGCACAGGTCAGTTCTCTTGGACGATTTCCGCACGAGCCTCTTTCAGCAGGTTGGGCGCTTCGTCCTCCTCATCCTTCAAGGTGCGCTTCATAACACGGTACCTCATCAGATCCTCGATCGCCTTCTCATACTGACGCTGGCATCGGCTGATGAAGCCCACAAAGAACTCCGCTTCCTTCTCAGGAAGAACAAGGGATCCGTCGATGCCAAGCTTGAGCTGAAGGTCCTCTTGCTCAGATTGCTGATTCGCGGTCAGCTTCTCCAGCTCCTTAAGATGATCCTCCAGAGCGCCTTTGACTCGGTTCGTCAACCATTCGTAGAGCTGAAGATCCTCCCATCCGACGACCTGATGGAAGAGCTCTTTTCGTTCCTGAGCTGACCGAAGCTTCTGGAATTTCTCGGCCGCCTCGGGACCGCCCTTTGCCTCGATCACGCCCCGGATGAAGGCAAGGCGCGTAGGGCTGAAATTGTCCCACGCCAACGCGGAGCCTTGCTCCCCTTCCGAGACCTTCACTTCAGCCGCAAGAACGTCTCCAAAAAGCCGTTGCTTGGCCATCTGCCGGTCCCGATTCTTGTCCTCCTTGCAGATCTTCTCGATCGCTTCAGCTACCCGTGCTCGTTCGGACCTGATGGCCCGATGCTTGCGGGCCCAGGCGTCGGCAGCCGTTTCTACGAAACTCCGCTCGACGCTGTCGGCCGGCTCGAGGTCTTTCACCAATGCACCGAGAAGCTCCTCGTACTCTACGACGATCTCCCGATAGGGTCCGGTTTGCACGAGGGATTTTCGGGCATACAGCCCGTGTTTAAATGAATTCAAACGACTTCTTCCTTTGCCGGCATCTGTTTTCGGTCCGCCTAAGGATCCACTCCCGCGATGTTTCACTTTCATATTGCCCCCCCGTGAGTATTTGAATGAAATGGACCGCGGCGGCGTGGCGCAGAACTCGCGCCGCGCATCGCCGCTAAAAATACTCTTCTGAGCAGCTACTCAGAAGAGGTCAGGATCAGGAAACAAAGGGTTCCCGTCCAAGTCAATGAAACCCGACGATCGGGAGCGGATGTATTCCAGTTCATCCTCAGCCATCTCGTTAAAGGCATAATGATGGCGCTTCTGGGCCTCCTCGATGGAGATCTCGAGCTCCCGCGCCATACGCGCAATTGTCGGGACGCAGCTCGGGTCTGTCCTTGCACGATCCTTAAGCTCCTGCCAGCGCTGGAGGTACTCCTTCCCACGCTGAATCGTGCGCTCCCAAGATCGCCACTCATCATCGCTAAGCATATACATTGATCACTCACCTCCTTTCGCTCTTGTTGTTCTAGTTCTGGTTCCAGTTCTCGCAGACCGATGGAGGTCAACGGCTACGATCCCCGGTTCAAGATCAGTACCGGAAGTACTCCGGGAAGTGCTCCTCTATAAACTCCTGCAACCGCTCAGCTTGCTCGACGGAGAGACCGAGCTCTGTCGCCAGATGGGCGATGTGCTGACTTGCGGGGATCCCACTGTTGATCAGGCTTTGGCGTGCAAGCAGGAATCCTTCCATCAGCCTCATTAGTTGCGGGCCGGCCTCAGGAACTTCTGACGTGATACTCCCCCACCCTTGAGTCTCAAGCATCGCAAGGTCATTGCAGAGAATCGCATCCACATCCGCCAAGTCCTTCGAGCCCTCTTTCGGATGGTCCACCTTGTTCTCGTTGATCCTGAGCAACCGCTCATGCTCTTGTAGATTCCACTCCCCGACTGTCTTCGTAATCCCGCCCTTGCGGATCGGATGCTGCGTGTCCTTGATGATCTGCGGGATGTTGTTCCAAAACATCCACCGGAGCTTCTTGTAGAGCCTCACCTGCTGGGCGTTGCCAAACTGATACGTCTCACTGCTCACTCCCCTGGCCATGATCTCCTGCCGAAGCTTCTCACTGTTGTACTTATCGCTATTAGCAAATCGAGAATTGGGAAACTTGTCAAGAAGGATACCAAGCACCTCACCCACATTGAGATAATCAACGGTCATGTTGTCTCGTGGCTGCCAGACGATCACAATGTCGATCACTGGCCGCTTGTTCATCACAACGAGCTCGCGCCTGTTGTCGATGAAAAGCTCGTCCTGCATCTCGTCCATCGTCTCGATATATCCGCCCTTCAAGATAAAAGCGTCGATGCTCACGCCCGCGTCGAACGCCCATCCCCGTACCCGGTTGTCGCTCTTAATGCGGGTCAGGTCTACCTTCACGAATCTCTTCATCTCCTTCACCCGCGTCTGCGGGTTCTCAACCCATCGCTCTGTCACTCCGAACTCGTAGTCTACCGGAGACTCCATCTCGAAGAAACACTCGGACACCTTATAGACGTGAGGCTGATAGAAGCCTTCACGCGATGCCCCCTTGATGCCTTCGTAACGGGCCTGAGCGTCGATGGGGTCGTTGCGGTAAGCCATCTCGATGGATGGGTCGGTCTTCTTCACGTTCGGGTTCATCTCGAAGGTGGATTTATTGACCGCGAAAATGATCGGGTGATCGGTATGCTTCTTTTCCTCTTCCGCGGCTTGCAACAATCGGTGGGTGAAATCATATTCAGACGTGCTCAGGTAGGAAAAGTTAACGACCTTGCCGACCCCATGCGGAAACCGTGTGTTAAGGTTTCCGATGATAACCTTCCAAAGCAAATCCATATCATGGTACGATGCCTCGGTATCGGCGCGACTGGCCTCATCTACCAGGCCCATGATAATATGGAGACCTTCCGGTGCGGATGGCGTGGAATCGAACGAGTGGAGCACAATGGGACCGCATCCCGGTTGCGTCTGGATCGTGATGGTCTTTTGCTTGATGTCGCCAAAGGACTCGCGGATATCCAGGCCCGCATAGACCTCAAACCAATTCTGTGTACCCTTCTCCAACCGTCCATCCGGCCTTTGAACGGGGATCATACAGCGCCGGATCAACCCTTGCATCTTGGAGAAGTGCACATCTTTCGCCTGTCTCTCCGTCACCATCGAGCTATTCGTCATTTCAAACTTGGTGCCGTAGTCGAGCGGCTTCTCCAAGAACCGCGAGAAGTACAGCCACGGGTCTCTCATGTTCGCGATCCGGTAAGCGGTGTACGCGGTGCAGGGAGCGATGAGATACGTGTTCTTTCCACCCCCCTGCCCTACGGCAAAATTGTATTGCTGGTAGGTTGTATCCCACTCGTACGCATCTGTCCCTACCAGGATGTGTTGCAGCACCCTTTGTTCGTCGGACGGATACATGCCAAGCATCGTCTCAATGAACACGTCGATGTTGACTGGGTTACCGTCTTTCCAAAACTCAGGCTTTTTCCACCATTCCGTTGTCGCCCACTCGGCCTTTGCGAGATGGAAGAACGGGCTGACGCTCCGGTCAGTCTCTGAGACTGAATTAGCTGCCTCCTGATTCGACCGGGCTCCAGATCTATCAGCCGGGTCAATTCCCAGTTCGACCCTGCTGGCAATCGCGTCGAGCCAATTGACAACTACAGAACTCATAAGCCCCTCTCCTTTTCGAGTACTGGTGGAGATAAGATGAGCCCGGAAAATTGCACCATCAGGCCGATGATGCAAAAAGTGAAGCCGGCCTTGAATGTGACCATCCCTACGCCCTCTATTCAATCTCTCTCGTAACTTTGTGAGGATAGAATACGGTCGGGAAATTCCGCCATCAGGCCGATGGGGGAAAAATGAAAACAGACCTTGAATGTGTGGACCTCCACGGCTTGATCCCCTTGTGTGGCCAGCTGCGGTTTTCTAGCTCCTCAAGGCTCACAAGGCTAATCCCCGGAACACCTTGAAGCGGTCCCTTATCGGAGCCATCTTGAGTTCTCGTACGGGTAAGATACGGTCGGAAAATTGCACCATCGGGGGGGATGGGGAAAAAAATAGGCCGACCTGGTTGGATCAGTTCCGAATTGGTGAGAGCATCTACGGCCTGATTTTTGCACGTCCCCATCGGGATTTCACCCCGCGCGTCTTTGTCAGAATAGAGCACCCGGCCTCGGATCACAAACTCATCGGCTGCCGGAACGCCCGTCAATGACTTTTGGAGGTTGTCGAGGCTGGTAAGGTCTAATTCACCAAAGACTTTGAAGCGGTCTCCCATTCACATCCCCATGAAATTTCGTGGGGATAAGATGGGGTCAAAAACTTTTCAGGAGTGGCACAAGGTAAAAAAAGCGAAAGCCGACCTGGTTGGGTCGGCTTTAGGGGTGAGGAGGGTGGGTGTGCGGTCTAACCGCATCCGCTCTTGCGAGTCCGCCTTATGTCATTATACACATCCATGATTGGGATTCTGAGGTGATTGGCTATTTCTGCCGGATTGAATCCACTCTCGAAAAGATATTTTACGGTTTCCCGGCGAAGAGAGATCAATAACAACTTTAGATTACTTCGCCCTTGCCCATCCTTCTTGACGACCCCATCAATGTCATAGACAAATCTGAACGCGGTTTCCAAATTGGGAATGAAACGTCTAACAACCCTCTTGGCACTTTCAACACCCTCCCTTGCTTCAACCGAAACTTTTGGCATTGTCTCAACTCTCCCCTGAGCAACATTTGTGTCAACGGTGTCTGTTTACTCAGACAGATTCTCGTCACGCTCGTCTATAAATCCGACTCCGGGAACATACTGCCGTAACTCTCCATCTTCCGTCATGTGCTCGTGCGTGTTGCTCGCCCCAAATTGCCATGACTCCTCTCGGTAATCTCGATAGGTGAGTGCTGCGACCCAGTTGTACATATCCGAGCCGTAGTCGTACGCCTTCTTCATGTCTTCGTCCGCTCCGAACTCGTCCTCTCCGCCCACGGCGCGCACATACTCCCGGTACTCCCTCGGCGCATAGTTCTTGAGAATGTCTTGGAGATTCCACCAATACATTCCAAAGTTCTTCCAGTAGTCCCACTCCTGCAAAAGCTCATCCTTTATGAACCGCGGCACGGCTCGCTCAAGGAACTGTAGCTGCGTCTCCTTGTTCTCTTCGAGAATCCGTTGGGCCTCTTCTACAACAACCTCTTTGTTCATTCTCACTGTCGTCTCCTTATTCGATTAGGCTTCCACTTCTTCGGTTTCTTTCTCTGGCTCTTCTTCTGGTTCCTCCGGCCTCACCTTCGCGCCTTCAAAATCCGCTGGTAGTTCATCCGCCCACCGCCAACCCCATAACTGACCCGCAAGCTTCTCAAACTCTGTCTCCGGCTCTTGGTAGTGCCCCTTTCTTCCTCTGCCGTAAGAGGACCTGCCGCCATAGCTCTTATTTCTCTTCTCCCGCTCCTCCTTGTCCTTCAAAGCATGACTCAAAATGTCATTCCTCCATCGGATCGGGTCAACGGGTAGGTACAAATCGTCGAGCGGCAATTGCTTCTTCTTCATCTCTTCCACACGCTTCCTGAAGTAGTTGTCTTTACTCTCCTCCTTCGCCTCGCCCTCCGCCCACTCCCGATACTTCTTCGGGATGCCGAAAGAACTGATGTCCGTTACCCCGATCTGCCCGTCCTTCCGGTCAATAAACGGAACCTTAGCATCGTCGTCATGCTCCAAAAGCTTCTCGACGATCTTGGCTCTGTTGTTCGCCGCAACGTCGGGGTCAAGCAATGAAAGATACTTCACTGATTTCATATTCTCCAAGTGTCGATTCTGTATCTCCTCGTGAGGAACGTTGACGGGTTGCATCCCATGCTGGAACCATTCGCGGAGATCCTTATAGTCTATCGTCTGCACATCGGCTACCTCGTTCCGGCTATAGTACCCCCCACGTTTCGGTTCATCTGTCCCCTCGGAAATCTTGCGAACTGAGACCTTCCGGTTTACAGGATCAACCGACGTAAATTGATAGATTCCGCTCTTCTTCCAATCCCCCTCCTGCTCGGTGAAATATTGCCCAGTGGGAATGACGATCCGCTTATCCGAGTCAACATAGGCTGGTTCCTGGCCTTCGAGCAATCCCTTCTGCTCAAACTGCTCGTTCCGGTTGAGCAGGTCCCGTGCCGTCTCAATCCGGCTCGCAAGTTGCTTACCCTTGTCACCCTCCCGCTCTTCCGGCTTCATTTTCTTGTATTGAATCAGGAAGTTTTGGTACTGATTGAAGTTGCTCAACGCCCGCGACTTCAACTCCTCCCCTTCCTTCTGAATTGCCGTCTTCTTCAGGTCGGCAAGTCTCATCTTGGCTGCTTCAGGATCGGGAGAGAGTAACACCCGAATCTCCTCCGGCGAAAACTTCCGACCCGCCTCATTCTCTGCCTCATCCGACTTGCCCCTCCACAGATCATATTGCCATCCCTTCTTGCGAGAAATGATCTCATGAAGGATCGAATCATACGAACCCGATGTAAGATAGTACTTAACTCCCACCTCTGACTCGGTATTGCCCTGTCGAACACCCCGACCATTGCGTTGCACGAGCGCGTCGGGTGTCCATGCCAGCATAAGATGGTCAATTCCCGCCGTCGCCACTTGGAAATTCATGCCCTCGCTCATCGCTGAGTTACCGATGACGACCTTGTACTTCCCGTTGTTGTAGTCCTCCGAAACCTTCTGGCGTTTCGAGGAGCTCCCAGTGCTGTCTGCGTTGAAGACGTAGATTTCGTCTTCCGGGATACCCGCTTTCACCAGGGCATCCCTTGTCTCTTGCTGCAACCCTTTGTACTCCGCGAAAATGAGCTTCTTTTTCCCCTGTTTGTAAACGTCAACCGTGTCTTCAATACACTGTCGCACCTTGGGGCTCAATCCATCCGCTTCGATGTCTGCATCTGTGAGTACCGGGGCATGACCACTTCCCGTCTCCTTCAACAATCGGAGTGAGACCGTTGCCTTTTGCATGTCGGAAAGAATTGAGAAAATATGATCGCCACTCTCCGCCTTTTCCTCCTTCGACATGTTGAAGAACTCCTCCGCCCTCTCATGCAAATCGTCGTACACACGGCGCTGCACCTGGGACATATCGGATACCTTGAACTCAGATTTTTCGTCCGGCACCTTCAAGCCAACATCTTCGGCTTTTCTCATGTCGGTGTACTCAAACATAATCTGCCGCAACTCCGGCAAGTTTTTGAATCCACCCAACACTTGTTCCTCTTTGTACTTGTTGTCTGCTTTTAGCTTTCTCTCTGTATCAACCTTGGCAAACATATCGTAGAAGCCCTGCATATTGCGAATATCTCGTTTCTCAAACTCCTCCGGTGCGATGTACTGAAGCATATTGTACGCTTCCAGTGGGTTGTTCGGTGTCGGCGTGGCGGTAAGGAGAAACACGTTCTTCCCGTCATGCGAGTCTCGAATAAGCTTCGAGAACATGTACAGCCTCATCGAGCGTTGGGTATCCTGCTCACCCATCACGCCCCGGATGCGAGTATTCTTTATCCCAAAGAGGTTTTTGTAGTGGTGCGCCTCGTCTATAATCAGACCGTCAATGCCAAGTTCGTCAAAGAAGATTTGCTTCGATTTGAACACACCCCCCTCTTTGCCGAGATTCAATTTCAATTCCCGGTCGTTCGCCCCCTTGAGTCTTCCCATCACTCTACCCTCAAGTCGCTCAACAGCCTTCTCCCTCTCCCTGTCGGTCATATCGCTGTCGGAAATGTGACGATTCACAATGTAGTCCAAATACTCTTCCGTCCGCTCCGGTGTCATCATCATGGTGTCGATCTTTGAGTCGGATATCAGAATCAAGTCATATTCGTTTTGCGCCACTTGCTGAAGTTTGGCCTGAACCTGGTCAGCATCATCGTCTTCGTATACAATCCGTCCATGCTCGTCTTTCTTCGGCAAGCCATATCTGTCTTTCGCCTCGTGCTGACCGATCACCAATACCTTTGCCTCCTTGTCGCCCAAAAACCGCTTGAGTTCAGCCTGCCAATTCGCCAACACGTTCTCCGTGTCCCACTCGACCAGGAACATGTACCCAGTATCGGGCAGGTATGTCCCGTCGTCGTAGAATGCTGTCGGGGCTCCAATGGGAGCGGTAAAGAGATAGCGGTAAGCCAGTGCGCCTGCGGTATCGCCATACACCCTGCGGTATATCTCAAAGCATGTCGCTTCCTGGCCCGACGTTGAACCGCCATCGGACACAACAAACTTCATGCGTCCGTCCGTGGCAACCGTGACGTTCTGCAGCTTGGAATCCTCGGACGGCGTAGACTTGTGGCCAAACTGATTGACAGCTACAACCGCATAGTCATAGGTTCCGCCGAAAGGATAGGCTGGCGCGCCCGCATCGGCACCCGTGCCGGTTTCGATGGTCGGAACCGCCGGGGGCGTTGAACCCGTGGCGATAAACGCATTGTTGGCGCGGTTTCGGCGAGGATACTTTCTCGGATTGAGGAAGATGTCTTTCCGATAGGGCATCTCACCATCGTCGTAGATGATCTTGCCAGCATCAATGCCGACGACTGGGGCGCTGTTGTTGACACCGTTGACGAAGAACCGCTTGTCGGTAAGAAGTTGATCCTTCCACTGTCGGCGTGCGTGCGGGGAAAGATAGAGGCGAAGATTGCCCGTGAACCCCGACACGTTCTCAATAAGCTGAACACCCCCGTTGATATTCTCAAGCGTAGGGCGCTTGCCGCGAAGGTCGATAATCTGATCGGTCGAGGCAATGCCAGCCGTAATACCCTTGTTGACCGCGGCCAGCAAGCCGTTGAACTCGGTCGTCACAAGGGTTGCGTCGCCGAAATACGAAACCACATTCAGCTTTTTCTTGATTGCAAGCATCTTGCGTTTGATTTCAGCCTGTCTCGGATCGGTAAGGTTCCGGGTGGACAAAAAGGGATTCGTCACCTGGCCAACGTTTCCGATGTACTTGATAAGCTCGAACCTACGGCTATAGTAGTCGTCTTCCTGAGCGGGCAAACCACCCTCTGCAAAGGTAAACGCCTCGCTGATTTGGTCGATGGTCGAGTACTCTTCAACCGTCGATTCCGCCGTCTTTTTGGCTGCGAGCAAATCGTTAGCGAGCGTGGTGGATTGCTCGGTGAATGTGAGATTCTTTAAGGTCGGTTCAAGACTCTCGATCCTGAACGCACCACCATCGACCTTCGTATCGGGACTGAGCCCGTACCCGGCTGCGAGAGCCTTACGAAGCTCTCCCAACGGATTGTTGCTCTTGAGGATGCGCTCCAAGCCGGATGCCCCCTGGCCCGAACCCGCATCAACGTCCGCTTCCTGTTCTGGATAAATCATCGACTCGTCCATTTTGCCTGTCTCCCCTGTTGAAAAGTGACGTGAATGACTTCCGTGTACAAACTCAGTTTTTCGCCGAAGCGAAGTGTTTCACAAGCTGATCCTGGTACGTTTTCGTGAGACCGGACACACCGAGCGCCGCAACCACCTGTTGTGCGTCAAACAGATTCTTCCGCTCTTCACCCGTCGCAGCTATCGCCGCGTTGACGAAATACGACTCTGCGGCTTTCGCCGGGATAGACTTCAATATCTCGCTCTTGTCGTCCTTGGCCGTCTCGGTCCCCGTCGCATCAGCTTCAAGTCCGGCCAACACCTTCTTGTCCGTGGTCACGCCCTCGGTAGACTTTCGCAGTCCGAACATCAGGGACGTTACGCGTTCCATTGTCTCATCGGTCGCTTCCCGCGTCTCGCCCGCCAACGTAAGAACGCTCTTCACGAGGCTGACAACTTCACCCAAGCCGCTCGCGATTGCGACGATACTCTTGGCAAGTTCGGCCTGACCCTCGCGATTGGTCTTGTCGTTCGCCTCAACCGTCTCAGCAACGGTTGACATGAACTTCACGCCGTCGATCTCCTGGCTCTCCCCGGTAGGGGTGAGGGACTTTTGAAGCGCGAGGTGGCGCTCCACGACCGTCGCGTTTGACTTCTCAAGGATTCCTGCAAAAGCGGCAAGGCCATCAATCGCCTTCTGGAACGAGCTAAGCGCGTTCGTCACGCTCTTCTCGATGCTGGTCACCGATTCCGTGCGTTTGTTTGTGCGCTCGGTAAACCACTGCTCGGCCAGTTGCTTTGCCTCATCGGGTTTCTTTCCAGCCTTGATATAATGCTGGTATGCCTCTCGGCGGGTTTTAAAATTGTCCATTTTCTTGCTCTCCCCTGACGATGTTTTTGAAGAACTGTGAGTTGCACCTTCCAAACTTTCTTTTCTCAGCGCCCCACCATCCGTCTTTTTTGCGGTGTCGGTTTCGTATCCAGCACAAAGTGACTTGGCCATTGCCCTGTTCGCGACTTCGGCCTGTTCGAGATAGGTGGTTACGTCTACCGGGTTCGGGGTGATCGCCACATTGTCCACGCGCCCGGTATACCTCCCACCGCGCGTATCCTTCTTGAGATATGCCCCCTCAATCGAAAATCCGAGTGTTCGTTTTGCGTGTGGGTACTTTGCATTGTGCTTTCGGAGCTCCCCCAAGAGCCGCACCACATGTTGAGCCTTTTCCATCCCAGGAAAGAGCGCAGCCTCGATGTACTCCTCTTTGTCGCCCTTGCGCGTTCTGCGAAGTGGCGCACCAATGATGTTGGTGGGATCGGGGATGCTCTTGGCGATAACCTTCTTGCCCTGCTCGACAACCACCTCGACCGGATCGTGCTCGTACTTGATGAATCCGTTCTTGTCGAAGTAGCTCCAATCCATTTCCGGGACTATCGGGGTTTCGCCTTGCACGTCTTTGACAGCATTGAGCACTCGGCCTCGGATCAAATACTCATCCACTGCCGGAACGCCCGTCAACGACTTTTGCAGATTGTCAAGGCTGGCAAGGTCTAATTCACCGAAGACTCTGAAGCGGTCGCCCATTCACATCCCCATGAAATTTCGTGGGGATAAGATGGGGTCAAAAAAATTCCCCATTGGGGTGGATGGGGAAAAAAGAAGCCGACCGGGTAGGGTCGGTTTCGGGGGTAATGAGGATAACTACGGCTTGATTTTTCTGCGTCGCCCGTTGCGGGTTCGCCTTATGTCGTTGTATACATCCTTGATCGGGATTCTAAGGCGGTTGGCTATCTCCGCGCGTATTGAATGTTACGTTTCAGAGCCTGCCGGACAGAAAGGCGCGAAAAGCTAAGAGGTGTTTTGAGTACATTTGGACCATCCGTTCTATTGAAGAGAATGACTTATGGCTCGGAACGCAGATGCGGAAAGCATAATCCGGGAGATCAAGCGAAGGACACGGAAGAAGTACTCCAGCGAGGAGAGGATCCGGATTGTGCTGGAGAGGTTACGGGGAAACCGCCCGGCTTGCGTTAAGAGCTATGAAAGCTCTCGGCCTCGCCTCGTATTGAAGGTGCCAGATGGGATCTCATAATCTCCAAGGGGGAATGGCCTACTATCCCATTGCGGCTCCAACCCTCGCTCTGGCTGCGGATGGGAAAGCTCGTTTCGTAGGACTTTTTCATATTGCAATTGAATCGAATTTTCTGTAAGTACATTACACCTACAGAATAAACGATTCAAGCACGCAAATGAACAATATCCTGAGATATCTCAAGCGAAAGGGCGGCTTTGCGCGAATGAATGAGCTAAGAGCCGCGTCTTTCCAGACGAGGGACATCGCTAAACTGGTCGAAGAAGGAAAGATCGAAAAAGTGAAGTCTGGTCTTTACAAATTGCCACAGATTGACATGTCCACCGATATCAATGCTAGTCTCGTGGAAGTCTCCCACGCAGTTCCGAAGGGGGTAATCGCGCTTGCGTCGGCCCTAGCCCATTATAGCCTGACCACATTTGTGCCCTCGGAGATCTATGTCGCTATTCCGCTTTCGGACAAACCTCCCAAAATCGAATTCCCGCCTATCCGCTTCTTCTACTACCCGAAACAATTCTACGGTGCGGGCATCGAAGAAATCAAGACCTCTGCAGGTACAGTTCGCATGTATAACAAGGAAAAAACAATCTGCGATATGTTCCGATACCGGAACAAGATCGGTGAAAACCTTGCACTCGAAGCGCTAAGAAATTACCTCCGACGCAAAGACTCGAACATAAAGAAGCTTAATGAATTTGCCATCGTTTGTCGGGTTAAGACGGTCATGCTCCCATACATCAAAGCGATGGTCTCATGAGTCCGAAGAAAGAAAAAGACAAACATCCCATAAATGTTGGTGCATCGGTTCGAGCGCGACTACTGAACATCGCCAAGGAAAGTAGCCAGGACTACAATCGTGTTCTTATTCGATATGCTCAAGAACGACTACTCTACAGGTTCTCCGTCTCTGATTATCGTGGCAACTTCATCCTCAAAGGAGCTTTGCTCTTCCTCACCTACAATATGCCCGACTGCCGCCCAACTAAGGACATCGACTTTCTTTGTCAGGGCGTCAAGAATGATATTGACGGTATTAAGTCGGTGATGCAAGAAATCGCAGCCATCACCGTAGAAGATGGTGTCACTTTCGATTTCACGACGATTGCAGTAGAGCCAATCGCGGAACAGGCTGAGTACGGTGGCCTTCGTGTGTCCATCCGGTGTTCGATAGGTGGAGCAAGAAATGTCCTTCAGATAGACGTGGGATTTGGCGACAAATTTACTGCGGGCCCACTCGACATTGAGTATCCAGTGATGTTGGATTTCCCCGCGCCACACCTCAAGGTGTATTCGCTGGAATCTGCAATAGCTGAGAAGTTTGAGGCAATTGTGCGGCTCGATGTTCTCACGAGTCGAATGAAGGATTTCTACGACTTGGTCCATCTAGCACAGCATCAAGCATTTGGTGCGGACGATCTCGCCAAGGCCATGGAACTTACATTCAATACCAGAGGTACTCCTTTACCAGACCGCCAAATGATCTTCAGTGACGCATTTAAGAGCGACAGTAACAAGGAAACACAATGGACCGCTTTTCACGCAACAAACAAATTGACCCCGGTTGGTTCATTTAGAGATGCAATTGAACTGATCGAACGATTCCTCGAGCCTATCATGATCGATCCGAATCCCTATTCGCGCTGGCAGCCAGATCAGCTCCAATGGCAGAGACATGAAATGAGAGTCAAGAAGAACACTTTCAACTTTGAACCGCAAAGCCAAACGCAGCACTGACTATCAACCAAGGTCATTTGGTCGGTTCGTGAACTGAGCAACTAACGAAAGAGCAACTGTAACGTTCGACTCTCAGTGATTTTCTTGAAACCCTTTCGTGAATCCTTCGATAAAGATGGGTCTTCTCTTAGCCGGAACTAGTGTTGTGTGTCGCAATTAAGTTGAAAAAGTCTGAGCGTGCCGGACGTTCAAATTCGATGAAAAACATGAATTCGGAGTGTGGTGCTTATTCAAGGAATTTCTGATACGCGACACTAGCCCGAAGAAACGATTCAGGTGCTTCCTTAGCCACTGAGCTATTCTAACTGGTTCGTCCAGAATATTTTCTAACTCCTCGTAAACATCAGCGTCAATATGTTGACCGATGTTCCTTCCTAGTTCGAAGCCGGGGTTGAAAAAACTAGAGCGCCCAACTTCTCCGCTCGCCGACCTAGCAACTTTCCGGGCCGAAGCATCAATCAAGAGACCCTTGAAACAGGCAGGAACACGTGCTTTCCAGACTCTCTGCTTCCATTGTTCATATTTGGTCGCCATATGATGTACCCTCCCTCATAGATTTCATTGCTTTTATCTTGTGCCTGGCCCTCGGTTTTCCCCTTACACTCCACTTACTCAATCGTGCCTATTGCCCCGTTGACGCTTGAAGTCCGCATATGCCTTGCAGTTCAACCGGAGGCTGCTTCTGTATGAAAGACCGCCCACCAAGGTGATCAGTGGCTTGCGGCGTTGCCACAAGTTGCTGCACGCCCTGCGTAGAATGCTCGGCATGGAATAGAAGCGCCTGTCACAGGAGATCATTTCTTCGATCATGCCGTCCAGAGACAAATGCTTATGCCGGGCCACCGGGAAGGTTAGCGTGTAATAGTCCCAATCCTCCGGGAACGCATCGAGGGCGATGCGGTCCTGCGATTTCATCTGCTTCCACAGGCGCGTTCCGGGCAAGGGCGTTAGAAACAGCACGTTGAGATAGTCCAGGCCGTACTGACTGGCCGCCTCGGCGATATGGTTGCCAGCGCCCGGTTCGTCTATGTCAAAACCGATGATAAAGGAACCCACAACCTGAATGTTGTGCCTCTGTATACGGCGTACGGAGGCGCGGAAGTCCCGGCCCTTCAGAAGGTTGAATTTCTTGCCGAGTTCCCGAAGCCCTTCCGGCGCGGGGGATTCAAAGCCGATGAAGACCCCGCTGCACCCGGCTTTCGCGGCCAACGCCAGAAGTTCTTCGTCATCGGCGAAGTTAATGGTGGCCTGGGCAATCCATCCCTTTCGCAGGTTTGCCTCCGCCATAGCGCGGAACATGTCCTTGGCGCGGGCGATGTGTTCAGGTCGCGTGCCAATGAGGTTGTCGTCAACCACCAGAACACGTTTCTCACGAATCAACTGGAATTCCCGCACGACATCCGGAATGGGTCGCTGCCGGTAGCGGGTCCCGTTGAATGCCGTCACGCTGCAAAAGCTGCAGTTCAATGGACAGCCGCGTGTGGTCTGAATGGCTCCGAAGGCATATCCCG